TTTAATCAGTTAATCGAGGAAGGAATAGACGAGTCCTCGGCCGCTATGGTACTTCCTCAAAATCAATATATTCGATATATGGCCTCAATCAGTTTAAAGAATCTCCGAGATTATTTAAGGCTCCCATCTCGAATCCCATTGGAGAAGGAGTTAAAAGAGACTCTCCTCCAGATATGCCGATATAGAGTTATCAACTGGAGAGAATATGAGCCTCTCTAAGTTAAAAAAGATAGCCAATAACACAAATAAATTACTCGTAGAGCACCAAACCAACCCATTAAGATTCTTCTCTCCTACGGAGGTTCAAGAGCAAGTATTAAAAGACTCCTCGAGGCTCGTTTTATTGAGAGGAGGGAATCAAATTGGCAAGACATTTTGTGGCTCCTATGAAACGATATGCCATGTTCTCGGCTACTCTCCATATAAGCCGGTTCCTCCGGCTCCTATCGAAGCTTGGGTTATTTGCCATTCGTGGGAACAATCCAGAACGATTATGGCCAAATTTCACGACTTAGTTCCAAAGAACGAATTACATCCGAGTGTAGAATTCTCTCCGGCCAAGGGCTATCGAGGAACCGGAGCTCCGGTGGTTCAGTTTAAGAATGGCTCGATAGTCCGTTTTAAAACTACGAATCAAGGAACTCTCGGAGTGGCCTCCGGGACTGTAGATTTTATATGGATTGACGAGCCTCCTCCTCCGGCTCTATTTGGAGAACTTAGAGCTCGTATAACGAGGAGACCAAATGGCCGAATGTTATTCACTATGACTCCCATTGGAGCTCCGGTGGATTATCTTAAAGAAATGGTCAAAAATGGAATTATCTCGGAGCATGTTGGGGTTATGAATGTCGAGAATACAACTCCAAAAGGAGTTAAGCGGCCCATGATGAGCGAGGAGGAGATAGAGGAGTTATCTCGGAGTTATCTTGGAATAGATAGAGCGGCTCGTATGGCTGGAGATTGGGACGTTGGAATTCCGGAGGGAAGAATATTCGAGAAGTTTACAGACGATTTAATTTCGGACTTGACTCCCGACCCCAATAGAAGATATGTTTGGTCGATAGGGATAGACCATGGTCACGATGTAGCCTCCCAAGTAGCGGTTCTATGTGCAGTTGATATAACCGACTCAAAGCGGCCGGCCGTTTATGTAGTTGACGAATACGTAGCCTCCGGAGATTCGGCCGAGAATCATGCTAAGGGTATTATCGCGATGATTAAAAGGGCCGGACTTGAGTTGGCTCATATTCAGCGATGGACTGGAGACCGGAGCCATGGTGGGAGTAAAAATAACGGAGGCCGAATGTCGAATACGATGTTAATGGCGGCCTTTGCTCATGTCTTAGGCTATCCCAAAGGGAAACTCCCATTCCATATCCGAACGGCCTATAAACCTAAATATTCCGTTTATTATGGTTGTCAATCGTTGCATGAGTTAATGTGTGATAGTAGATTCCAGATATTCCCAAGGGCCCAAAGAATAATAAAATCGTTAAAGTATTGGAGTATGAAATCAAATGGCGGAATGGATACGCTCTCCGAGTGGAAACATGCGATAGACGCTTTAAGATATGCTACAATAGAGATTATTAGTGTTCAGTATCAAAGCCCAAAACAAGCTAAATTAAAATTAAGAGGTTAAAGATGTCCAATATTCCTCCAATGCCAATAAACGCGAATCCCATGACTCAAAGACGAATAGAGCATTCCTCGTTAAGAAAACGTCTTTTAACTGGAGAATGGCTCCAAGATTTAATCGACTCTATAGCCAATCATATCCCGGAGAGCCGTCAAGCCGCTTGGGGGATTCCCGATATGTCCTCCAATATATTTAAAGCCGCGACAGAGGCTCTTTGTGGTCTTTATGTCGAGCCGCCATCCATCGCGGTTAATGAGCAATACGAGAACCAAACCGAGACTCTCCTTGGCCGAGGTGGTTTAATAAATCGAGCCGGTTTATGGCCTTTAATGCAAAGAGTCCAATACTTCACAATCGGCATGAGAGAGTGTTTTATCCGAGTTGATATAACCGATGATGGAGAGGACTTGTTATATCGGATTGTGACTCCGGACATGATTGAGGCCGAATCCTCGGCTGGAGACCCGTCTCGGCCTATCGAGATAAAAGAGACTCGGCTCCGTTATTGTGACCAATGTAATAAATACGAATGGACTGTAGACTATTTATGTATCGAGGATTTAGATTATCCAGAATATAAAATCTATACAGTGAATTCGAATGGAGAGAAAGACGAGGATGTGACGGAGAAGTATCTTGGCCAAGATATGAGCGGAGAGAACTATCCTTATCGAGATTCCAATGGAGTTCCCTTCCTTCCATATAGTTTATATCATGCTGAGATTCATGGGAAACTATTTGACGCTTTCACCTTGAGAGAGGTAGTCGAGGGTTCTTTAAGCTCCAGCGTTCTTTATACTTACTTCCTTCATTTGTCCCGAGATTGTAGCCATCCCCAACGCTGGATTCTTGGAGCGAACTTGGCCGGTCTCGATACATTTGATAATAATCTTGATTCAAGACGGCAAGCCATAGCGAGCGATCCAGCCTCCATTTTGATATTCGCTCCCGATCCCGATCTCCAACCCGGCCAGCAAGTCCAAATAGGACAGTTCCAAGCCGGAGGAGATGTCACAAAGATGTTAGAGGCGATTACAGTTTACGAGAGACGCTTAGCGGCCTATATGGGTATAAATCCGAGTGACGTTCAGAGAATGAGTGGAGACCCAAGGAGCGGAGCGGCCATCGCTATTAGTCGCTCATCTCTTAGAGAGGCTCAAAGAAAATTCGCTCCGAGTTTTAGACGTGGTGATATAGAGACGATTGAGATAAGCGCAAAAATGGCCAATAGATTTTTGGGAGCCGATTATCCGGAGAGCGGTTATCGGATTGAGTATCATGCTATTCCATTAAGTCCCCAAGAGCAAAAAGAGCAAAGAGAGAATATCCTCTCATTATTGAATGCCGGCCTTATCTCCAAAGTGGACGCGATAAAGATTCTCCATCCAGATTTAGACGATTTGGACGCTCGAAAAATGTTATTAAGAATCCAACAAGACAATTTAAACTTTTAACTAAAAACCAAAGGGATAAAATATGAGTAAAACAAAAATTATTGAAGGTGTCGAATATGTTGAGAAGTCTCATGTGGATGATATAGTTCGCCAAAGATTATCGAAATATGTTGATAAGAATCAAGAGTTGGAGGCTCGATTAACTGAATATCAAAGTAAAATAGACGAGTCTCAAAGTAAAATCGGTTTAGTTGATACCTTGCAAAATCAAATAGAGTCTCTCAAAGGAGAGTTAACTCAAGCGAATTCTCGATATGATAGACATTCAACAATCGCGAATTATGGAATTACAGATAACGATATTCGAGACGCGGTGGAGTGGGCTTTTGATAGGAGTATGAATGGCCGAGCCAAAAAAGACCAAGTCACTTTAGGAGATTGGCTCAAGGAGATTAAAGAGAATCCCGAATCGGCTCCTACTGTTATCCGTCCATATTTTGAGAATAAGACCCAAGAGCCATCTCCAGCCGTCCAAAGTGTCCAAGAGCCATCTCCAGCCGCTCAAAATCCATTTATGACGGCTCAAAATCCATCTCCAGCGATAAAGCCTCCATCGAATAAAGGAGTCCAATCTCAATCGCAAAATACACCGGCTCCGGATTTACTCCAAAGAGCGGCCGACCCGAGTTTTTACGCTCAAAATAGAGAAGCCATAAAGGAGGCCTTCTATCGCTCAAAAGGTAATTCCACAAGTCCATTTAAGTTCTAAGGAGAGACTATGGCTTATTTTCGATTTAGTGACGGAGCCGGAGTCCCATCTCAAAGAGATTTTAATAACGCGTCCTCGGTTAGTGTTAATCATGGTCTTGGCTATATTCCTCAAGTCTGGATTGTTATTGATGGTGAATTATGTAGTGCTGACGTGACCTATAATAATTCTCTGACATTTACAGTCACTTTTAATCAAACTTATTCCGGTGTGATATATTACAGATGATTTTAAAACCAAACTAAACAAATAAAAGGAGAGATTATGTCTCAAAGATTTTTGGCTCCCGAGGTAACCTTCGAGGGATTGATTAAACAAAAAGGAACTGTAAACCATGACGAACATGTAATTACTCGTGGCTACTTGCATGGAAATGTTATCAATGGTATTCATCCAGATAGCGCAAACTATGCGGAAGTTGTTAGCGATGGTGGTGTAGATAAATTAAAGTTAAAGCCGTTGACAGTTACGGACGTAACTGTAAATAATACAGCTACAGACTTAGATGATTTTGCGGATAATGTTTACAATGGAACCAACTTCCAAGAAGGTGACATCGTATTTTTAACAAGCATGTCTCCTACCGAATGCTATATCCACAATGGCGGAAATGCTGGAGATGCTGGAGATTGGGAATTAGTAAATAGTGGATTGTCTCAAGCGCAAGTTCGCGCGATGTTGTCAGCCTCCTCCGGTGTAAACTACAATTCAGCGACTGGAGAATTTACGGCCGACCAAGCGGAGATTCAGGGATTTTTCTCAGCCGGAACCGGCTTGGCTTATTCAGCCGGCCAATTCTCTTTGAGCGCAAATTCCGACCAAGTGAGCGAAGGTTCGTCCAATTTGTATTTTAGTGACGCTAGAGCTCAAGCCGCTATCTCCGTTGCAAGTGTGACCGGCCCGAATGTTCAGTTATTACAATATTCCGGTGGTGTTTTGAGTGTAGAGTTGGCCGATGTGTTCTCTCAATTCTCAGCCGGAACCGGATTATCTTGGGATGGTGGCGGAGAGTTCTCCTTGAATGCCAATACTGACGATATACAACAATTGGCCGGTTCTACAAACAAATTCTATGCTGATTCTTTGGTAGACGCTTATTTGAGCGCGGGCCAAGGCTTGTCCTACTCAGCGGGCCAATTCTCTTTGAATGCGGATAGCGATGATATTGGCGAAGGTGTCACGAATTTATTTTATACTGACGCAAGAGCTCAA